TCCTTGTTGGTAAATTTGGACAGTAATTTTTGTGACACAACCACTTCATAAGTGCCTGGTAGAATCTTAATATTCTCAATCTTAAAGTTAAATGTAAACTGTTTATCAGTCTCACCAACAATCACAGAGAAACTATTAGAAGTATCATTCTTCTTATCTCTTACTACCAATTTAACTACACCATCTCCACCCTTAACAGCAAGGTCAGGTAATTGGTAAACTGCTGCTGCCTTAAGAAGTTTATCTAACTGTTGAGTACTTAACTCAAAACTAACATCTTCTGTAGGGAGAGTAATCTCCTTATCTGGTGGAGTAATAATGACTTGAGGATCAGCAAAGAAATACTTAGATCTCATCTTGCCTTCTTTGATGACCACATGACCATCATTCTCAAAATCCAATTCAGGATTATGATGTAAACCAAGTCCATTAAGAAATTGGTTAAGATCATATATACCAAAATCTTTTGGCAACTCCTCATCTACTGTTGCTTCTGCAAGGATGTTCTTCATCACACTTATGGTGCGAAGTTTACTTCCCTGCTTAAACAGAATAGACTGATTAATTGTAGAGAAGTTTTTAAGAAGTGATAATGTATTATCAGAAAGTTTCATAACCACGGGTCGGAGTTTCATTTAATTGCCCACTGAAATGATATAGTAGGAGTGTATAATGTAATGCTTTTAATATATCTCTTTTTGCTTGTCCCTTCTTATCATATCTACTTAGATACTTAATGGCATTAGATCTACAGAATGATTCTGCATCTCCTACTGACTCAATAAGATCAAGTGTCTGAACATTATTCTCTTTAGAAGTATAGTGTCCATTGTATGTTGTGCAGATGTAATCCTTAAGAGCTTTGATAGATTCATCCTCTTTGTATTTTCTAGGATTGTTTGATTCTATTCCAGGTGTTGGAATATTTAATTTAACTGTTTCAGCATGTGGCCAAGTATCTGCATAAACAGAATCTCCTATAGAATCTCCTGCATAAACAACAGAATCATCTACATTAATATTAAAATCTAAATTACTGGTATCAATAGTAACATTGTTAATTGAATCAGTAAGATCAAAGTTAACAAAATCACCCAATGATGCTGTATTACCAGACCCTACTGTAATAACAGGGTCTTTCCAATCAGTTTCATCTGAATCTGATTTTGGTTTTGGATCGTACTCATCACTCTCTAGTGATGTAATTGTATTGTCAGTCATAGGAGGAAAATTTTCGTCAAGTGTTCCATTAATTACGTCGTAAGCTAAGCTCCATGCATTAACCATAACACTATTCCTCCACTTTGTCAATGTCTACATCAGCATCTACCTTATCATATAGTTCAAGGAATGCTTGCTTTGTTTCATCATCAAATCTATTAGTACATACCTTGATTGCTTTCAATTTATCATTAAAGATACTATAAGCACGAACTATATGAACCAATCTTCTGGTTGAGATGATTTCATCAATACCACCATCATAGAATGTTCTTCTGATAATATCTGCCCAGTCTACAAGATGCTTGATATACTTATCATCATGACATCCAACACTAGCAGAATGCAACCTAAGAATCTTAGTCTCTATTGCTGGTGAAGCATAGTCCTGTTCAAAGGTTACACAGAATCTTTCAAGAAAGGCTTCATTGAGCACGTTAGTTCCAATAAATCTTCCATCGTCTGAACCTTTACCTTTAGTATTTGCAGTTGCGATGACATTGAATCCTCTGGCAGGTTGGACGAACTTTCCGATCTTTTTAAGGAAAACTCCTTTACCTTCAAGGATGGGTTGGAGGCATAGGATTTTGTTCGAGGCGAGGTCAATTTCGTCAAGGAGCAAGACAGCTCCTCTGTTGAGAGCTTGAATAACTGGTCCGTCATGCCATACTGTGGCGCCATCAATAAGACGGAAACCGCCAATAAGATCATCTTCATCTGTTTCTATTGTAATGTTTACTCTAATTAATTCTCTATCTAGTTGAGCACATGCTTGCTCTACACTAAAAGTCTTACCATTACCTGAGAGACCTGTAATGAATGTAGGATAGAACTGCTTAGACTTAATAATACTCTTTACATCATTGAAAGGACCAAACTTAACAAAAGCATCATCCTGATCAGGAACTAAATTTTGCTGTACTGGAGGTTCTACAGCAGGAGCACTGAATGAATTTTCAATATTCTCTACTGCTTTAGTAGTAACCTCAAGGTTCCACTTGCCTCTACCAACTTTATATTTTTCTATCTTCTTAGTGACAGTTTGATAAGCAATATCATTTGCAGCACAGAATCCACGCACATCAGGAGCAGTAAATTCTTTGCCATAATTGCTTCTCAACCCATCTACAATTTCTTTCTCAGTCATTTTAATTTCAAATAATGCCATAATGTGTTTGTTTCTATAATCATATTATAGAACAAAAAAGGGGTCTTTAAACCCCCACTGTGCCACTTTGTTTACTGTCACGCGTCTGGGAAGATTTGAACTCCCGACCCTCTGATCCGTAGTCAGATGCTCTAATCCACTGAGCTACAGACGCAATCATATTCCTTGATCTTTTTGTCGTTGAAAAAACTCCTTCATTGAAGAAGATACATTAGGAGGTTCAGGATCTTTATATCCCTTCATCTTCTTCCATTTATTATGCATTGCACCCATCATCCACGATTGTGAAAGACTCTTAGGTCCATTCTCCAAGAGATCTAACTCATACTTACTAGAAGTATAGTTCTTATATTCTTCTCTCCACTTGGAGTCATCATATGGTTTGTTTGTCATTTCTCATAAGTAAAGGTCTTTTTCTTAATCTGGGTATCACCATCAGCAGAGGATCTGCCTGGTCTAAATTTACCTGCTTTAACTCTTTTAGCTTTATCTAATCCACCTTTTCTCGTTGCTGATAGTGTACCAGTTTTTTTGGTTTGTGTCAATACTGCATCCTGCCCATACTTCTTACCCAACGCCTTTACTGCTTTCTTAAACTTTCTCTTACTCTTTTTACCAGAGGTGACAACGTGACTTCTTTCTTTAACCTTTTTCTCATCCTTAGTGCCAGGATTTTCAGTCCATCTTCCAGATACTTTGGTGGCTCCAGGTAGACCCTTACCCTTGATGTCCTTATCTAACTGTTTTGCTCTTGCCTTGTTCTCTTTCTTTGATTTGTCACCCCTAGATCCTGAAATAATTGCCATCCCACCTTTGTCCGATTTACTCTTGATTCTACTTAAACTACTCTCATCTAACTGAGAGCAAAATTCATTGAATGTCTTCATGCCACCAAAGAAACAAATTCTCCTAACACCTTTTTATTTAGTTTTTTAGTCTTTAGTGACTTAACAAAAGCAGTCTTAATCTGTCCTTTTGTTGCACCATCCTTAACTTCAAACTCAGTCTCATCTGCAAGAGCACTAGAAGAAAGACCAAAGTATGCATTGTAACCACTGCTCTTAATGGTGAATGTCTTTAACTTTCTCCAATCCTTCATGCACTTCTCATAGTCAGCAGGATCATCACAATATCTTCTTAAGATAGTACTTCCTTCTCTTGGGGGAAGAACTCTAATACCTATAAAGTTAGATGAAGGAAACTTATCTTGTAGATTTCTTATAAGAACTTCAGTAAATTGCCACCAAGAATAGCCAAACCTATAAACCTTACCTAAAGATCTATCTCTCAAAGAACAATGACCAGAATTAATACCCCTTAATCCCATCTTCCACTCATCTGAATTGAAGTAATCTTTTACCTCAACATGATAAGGCATCGAATTTGCTTCACCATCAGTCAATACAATACATTGTACCTTCTCTACATTATTTTCTTTCTGGAACTTAGGAAGAAGTTTATGAAGAGTGATAAGTGCTTCATTTAATGGAGTTCCTGATAAACATAGTCTAGTGGGATAACTATATCTACTACCATAAGTGTTATAAAATACACTAGCAATCCTCCATATATTCTTTAACTGATACTCTAACTCATTAGTTCTTACCTTACTAGTAAGAAGATTCATTAAAGAAAAATCTTCCTCAACTCTTAAATTATATTCTTGAGGTTCATATGGTAACTCATTATCTTTTGGATTCCATTGACCAGTAGCATCTTGCTCTCTTCTCTTCCACTCATTAGTGAAAGCATATACATCAAATGGAATAGATACTTTCTTACAGAACCATATAAGATTATAAAGTTGCTTAACAGTATCAAGCATTTCTCTAGACATCGAACCAGACCAATCAAGAATAAAGACTAATCCAT